CCCGCCGCAGGACAGGCAGACCGCCCGCTCCGGCCACAGCCGCAGGTGTGTGTGCTCTCCGCACTCACGGCAGGTTGCGACGATGATCTCCGAGAACACGACTACTCCCCTTTCTCCGGCGCGAACAGCGCCGACTGACCGCCACAGCCGGACCGGGCGCAGCCGGACGGCCCCAACGGCAAACCACACGAACAGAGAGGCCAGCGCCAGCCGCAGTGACCGCAGGCCAGCCAGGACGAGCGGCGACGGCCACACCCAGGACACGCGCGATATGCACCGGCCACGACACGCCCCTTTCCAGCCCTGTTCACCGCCCCCCGGCGGGGGGCCAAGTGAGCGGGGCCAAGGCCCCCCAGGCACGGAAGGAGGCGGGAAGGCACCCGCCCGTAGGGCGGGCCGTAGCGCAGCGGAGGACCCGTAGGGTTGCCGACCGGCGACGCCGTGCCAGGAAGGGGCCAGCCCCGCCACGGCCCCCCAGCCGGAGCGGTGAACCGTCCTCAGTGCCGGCGAAGCCGGCTACCGCTACGCGCGCCTCGCGCGCCGCTTTGGTTCTTTTTCGGAAAACGATTCAGGTTGCCGTAGCTACGGGTCGTTGCCGGCGCTGTGGGGTCGGCGCCGGCGGAGCGGGAGGGGTCGCCGCCTGAGCGGCGGGGGTGGCGCGGAGCCGTGGCCGTGGGGCCGCCATGCAAGGCGACGGAGGGCGGGCTGAGCGGGCGTGTGGGGTGGTGGGAGCCTGCGAGGGTGGGGCGCCCTGCCCGCGAAGAGCCGCCCGACGTGGCCGGCAGGCGGGGGTGAAGAAAGGTGGTGGCCCGGCGAGCCGCCGCCCAGTGAGGAGCGAAGCGACGTGCCCGGCCCTGCGGGCACAGGCGTCGGCGCTGCCGGGCGGGGGCCGGTATGGCGTCGTGCTGGGCCGCTACGCGGTGGGGCGAGCGATGGGCGTCGCCGGGTCCGGCTGGTGCGCCAAAGCCTACGTGAGGGCGAGCAGGGAGTAGGTGATGCCGGTGGCGACGCCGATGCCGTAGATGGCGGCGATCGTGAGCAGGTTGCGCATGGTGTGACCTCCGGGGCTAGGCGTCGTCGGCGGGGGGCGTTCGAGCGGACCCGGTCCAGGCTGCCCAGCTGCGGACGGTCTTGGCGATGTAGGCGAGGCAGAAGGCGGAGACGGCCAGGGCGGTGGCGGTGAGGGCGATTGCGGCGGTTTGGACGGCGACGGAGGCGCTGCCGCAGTCGGTGAAGACGGTGTCCATCAGTCGTGCCCCCTTCCGAGGGTGGCCTCGATCTCGTCGAGGACGTTGCGTGTGGCCTGGGTGAGCCGGTCGGTGTCGGCGGCGCTGAGATGGTAGTGCGTGGCGACCATGCGTGTCAACCGCCCAAGGGCCGCGATGAGGAGCTCCAGGCGTTCGGGGGCGGCCTGGAGCAGGAGGTCTACGCGCTCGCGGAGGAGGGCGATTTCGCGGGTGAGGTCGGTGGGGCTCATGCCGAGGGCGATCTCGTACTGGTGCAGGCGGGCGCGGTCGAGCGAGCGGGCGTACAGGCCGGTCGTGAGGGCGTTGGTGTTGCCGGGCTGCGCGCCGGGCTTACGTTTCGGCGGGCGTGCCGTGGGCCTTCTCCTGGTCTTCCATGGCCTGGAGGGCGGCGGCGATGATGCAGAGGGCGGCGGCCTCGGGCTGGGCGGTGGCGAGAGCGACGGGCAGCAAGGGCGCGGTGACGGTGACCTTGACGCCGGCGGCGGTGCGGGTCTTAGGCATGGGCGGCTCCAGAGGCGAGGGCGGCGTCGAAGGTGGCGATGCGCTTCTTGAGGGCGGCGAGGACGGGGCGGGGGTCGGTGGAGCCGAGGGCGGTGAGCTGGCCGGCGTACTGCAGGAGGACGCCGATGTGGGCGTCGTAGGCGGCGCGCCTGCGGAGGGCGGTGACGGCGGCGGTGGCGGCGGCGAGCTCTTTCTGCTGTTGTGGGGTCATGGTGTCGTCCTCCTTGGATGCGAGGATGGTGAGGGCGGGCACCCAGGTCGCCCACGGTTCGCCCGGGCAGGTGGTGCCGCCCCAATGGCGGTGCGGTCTGTCGGGGACGGTGCGGCCGAGGTAGCGGCGTCCGGCGGCGACGAGGCGGGCGAGTCCGGTGTGGAGGGCCGGCGGGGGTGGCGTGGTGGTGTAGGTGCCGGCGGCGGCGTAGCCGTGGACGTGGTCGTTCTCTTCGGCGACGTTGGCGCCCCACTGGTCGAAGGGCGTGACGATGTAGGCGCGACTGCTGGGAAAGGCGATGCCGTGGTAGCCGAAGCCAGCGAAGCCGCGGCCGATGTGGTACTGGTGAATGACGGCGATCTGGTTGATCTCGTCGGCTTCGGCGGCGGTGGGCGAGAGGTAGAGGGTGGCGGTGTGGTGGATGGCGTTGGTGTCGATGTCGGCGGGGCGGCTGGTCTGGCGGGGCCAGGCGCGGGGGATCGGAAAGCGGGCGGTGAGGTCAGTTATCACGCGGCCATTGTAGCACCGGCGCAGGCGGGTGCGCTGAAAGCGCGTGAGGCAGGCTGAGGGGCCATTCTGACGGGGGTTGCGGGTGTGCGTGTTCGAGGGCGGGTAGCGCGTTGCGTAGCCCGTGGGCGCAGGCAAGGAGGCAGAGGCGGCCCGCCGCGTGGACGATGGCGACGGCGTAGGCTGCGCCGACGGCGTAGAGGGCGATCACGGCGTTGTCAGCGACGCGAGCAGCTCGTCGCGGGCGGCCTTGATGGCGGCCTCCAGGGCGGCGTTTGCGTCGTCCTGCTGCTGCTGCTGGAGCTGGGCGACGGCGGCGGCGAGGGCGTCGGCGATGGCGAGCTCCTGCAGGTGGAGGGCCAGCCACTCGCCGAGGGAGAGGGCGGTGTTGGCGGCGGCGTTGGTGCGGTCGACGTGGACCTGGATGGCGGGGACGGCGGCGTCCGGGATGTCGTAGGCCTTGCCGTCGACGGTGAGGGTGATGCGTGGCATGGGTCAGCTCCCTTCGGTCGCAGTGGACAGTGGATAGTGGGCAGTGGACAGCATGGCTAGACGGCGATGAGTAGCTTGGCGTTGGCGGGGATGCCGGCGCCGCCGGCTGCCCCGCTGTCGATCCACTCGACGCGGCGCAGGGTGACGGTGCCGTTCTCGTTGAAGTCGAGGAGCACCTGCGAGCGTCCCTTGCTGGCGCCGGGCGATGTCGGGTCGCCGGCCTCCACGCGGAGGTTGGGGCCGGTGAGCCCGAGGACCTCCAGCAGGCGGCGGGTCGTGCCGGCGGTGATGTTGGCGATGTAGACGCCGTAGACGGTGCCGATGCTGGAATGGCCCTGGTCGTTGACGCGGAGGCCGTACATGGTGGTGACGGTGGGTGTGCCGCCGACGATCTGCGGGGCGGGGATGTCGATGCCCATGGCGGAGGTGAGGGTGCCGGTGAAGCTGGCGACCTGAACCTTGGCCTCGATGCACTTAACGTTGGTGTGGGGGAGGGCGCCGCCGGCCTGGGCGTAGTACTGGAGGCCGATGAGGTTGCTGATGGTGGCGCCGCTGCCGCCGCCGATCTTGGCGAAGCCGGCGACGGCGATGACGTTGGGGGCTCCGCTGGTCGGGGCGGCGACGACCTGGCACTGGAGGCCGGTGACGCTGGCGGTGGCGGGGGTAAAGACGGTGTTGCCGCCGATGTTCACGATGCCGGTGGACGGGTTGGTGTTGTAGGCGGCGAAGTTGCCGAAGGGGCCGGTGCCGACCTTGAGGTTGCCGTCGACGTTGGCGTCGCCGATGAGGGTGATGTGCTGGCTGGTGATGGCCAGGCGGATGCGGTCGACGCCGGCGCTGTTCTGGATGGCCTGGCCGGAGGAGAGGCGGAGGCCGGCGCCGAAGGTCTGCAGGGCAGCCCAGGTCTCGGCCTGGGCGAGGGCGCCGTAGACGGTGTGCGGGTCGGCGGCGGCGGCGTGTGTGTCGACCTTCGCTTGGGCCTCGGCGCTGGTTTCGTACTGCGGGTGGTCGTCGTCGCCGAGGCCGGTGAGCGCGCCGTGGTCGGTGACGCCGCCACCGCCGCCCGAGGGGAGCGCGCCCTGGATGGTGAGGACCACGGCGTCGTCCTGGTTGGCGGGGTCCAGGAAGAGGACGGTGCATTGCCGGCCGGCCACGACGTCGGCGGCGGGGATGTCCGTCGCCACCCGGATGGCGGACAGGACGGTGGGGTGGGAGCCGACGAGCTGCACGTCGGCCTTGTGGGTGCCGGCGGTGTAGGTCTTGACGATGGCCTTGGCGATGATGCGGCCGCCGGGGATGCTCTGGGGGTCGTCGGCGAAGCGCTGGGTCATGGTTCCTCGTCTTGGTATTGGGCGTGTGCGTGCTCGATGTGGTCGTTGATGCAGTCGGGGCAGAGGTTGGCGTCGCAGTGGGGGTAGACGGTGGTGGCGAGCGTTCCGCAGTCTTCACACACGGGGGTCTCCTGGTGTGGTGGCGGTTGGTTGGGGGGGCTTCTCGTGGCTCTCAGAGGGTCGTTTTTCACGGCGCTCCCAGTTCGATGACGTGGTCGTATCTGGCCTTGCCGCCGGGCCCCCGCCGGTAGAGGGTGCGGAGGCTGAGGACGCGGCGCTTGGCGCCGCTGAGGCCGTGCCTGGCGTCGGTGAGAGCGATCACGTCGTTGACCTCCAGGCCGCAGTGGACGGGGGCGGTGATCTGGTCGCCGCGCGTGGTGTGGACGGTCTGCCTGCGCTGCTCGGCGGCGGCCCTGGCCGTGGCGTCGGCGCCGGCGGTGATGTAGGGGTCGGCGCGCTGGCGGGGGGCGGAGTAGAGAAGGGCGGTCTCGGTGTAGTCGACGTCCTCGGCGACGACGGCGCCGTCGGCGTCGGCGAAGACCTGGACGTGGTTGGCGTCCTTGAGGGCGTCGCCGTACTCGGCGGCGGCGATCTCCTGGCCGAATGCCGGGTCGAATGGGCGTTTGTAGGTGGCGTCGTTGGTGTCGGATGTGAGCGGTTCGTTTAGGAAAAGGAACTCGCCGCGGGCGTAGAGGCGGTCGGGGACGCGGTCGAGGGTGCGGCGGAAGGCGGTCAGGGCGGAGGTGCCCGGCGGCAGCGCGAGCGGTGGGTAGAGGTTGGCGCTGGCGGAGCTGGAGCCGCTGGCGCTCAGCTCGTAGCCGACGCGAGCGGCGATGTGCTGGAGCTGCTGGAAGATGTTTTTGGCGGCGGCGGCGAACTCGACGGCGCGGGGGAAGCGGTGGCGGGCCATGGCGGTCCAGGGGCTGCCGAGGGTGAGCTTGACGAGCGCGCGGCCGCCTTCGTAGACGTGGCGGATGGCCTCGACGTAGTAGGCGGCGTTGGCGCTGTACTCGTCGCCGGCGGTGGTGACGTAGCCGGGGCTGATGCGGACCTCGGCGCCTTTGGTCAGGGCGGCGGCGGCGCCGCTGCCCGGCGTGGTGTAGGCGCCGTCGCTGTTGTCCAGGATGAGCTCGGACAGCTTGGGGGTGTCCGTCTCGTGGAGGTCGGCGGTGACGACGCGGGCGGTGATGTCGGTGATGCCGTCGGCCACGGGCGCCTGGTAGACGTAGCGGGCGGTGGTGAGGAAGACCTGGGTGGCGTCGTAGGAGATGGCGGCGCCGAAGGGGGCGACGATGTTCAGGGGGACGGGCTCGCGCCATAGGGCGTCGACGAAGGCGGCGGTGGCTGGCTGGTTGGTGTGGTGGGTGCGGTCGTAGGCGACGGTTCCGGTGAAGCGTTGGCGGAAGGTCGCGCGGTAGACGTCGGGGCGTCCGGCGTAGGGGGCGGCGAAGAGGAGGCCGGCGGCGCTTATGGCGGTCTGGAGGATGACGCCGGCGCTCCAGGTGTTGGCGGCCTGGGAGAAGCCGTCGCCGAAGATGTACTGCCGGAGCTCCTGGACGGGGATGGCGGCGAGTGTGTCCTCGTCGGTGGTGACGACGTTCCAGTCGCCGCCGTAGGTGACGGCGACGCCGGAGTAGGAGAGGGCGCTGGAGGGGCCGTCGTAGCCGGTCCAGGCGCTGCCGTTCCAGCGCCAGGCCTTGACGCCGGTGCCGACGGGGCCGGGGATGACGGTGACGACGACGTTGCCGTCGGTCTTGCCGGCGGCGGCGAGTGCGGTGACGTCGCGGTCGTTGGTGAAGGCGAGCGCGAAGGCGCTCCAGGTTGCGCCGTCGTCGGCGCTGGTGGCCTTGTAGACCTGGGTCTGGGTGGCGTTGTTGACGATGAACGCCCACAGTGTGGAGCCGGCCTTGGCGAAGGCTATTAAGTTGGCCTTCGGGGTGACGGCGGGGGTCCAGGTGGTCCAGGAGGAGTACGTGTCGCCGCTGGTGGGGGTTTCGACGCGGGAGCGGTAGAGGGTGGTGCTTTCGAAGCGGGCGCGGGTGAGTGAGCCGTCGTCGGCGACGACCGCGGCGTGGCCGTTGTCCGCCTCGGCGCCGGCGTACCACTGCGTCCAGCGCAGGCGGCGGATGCCGGCGAAGCGATCGGCGACGGTGACGTGCAGGTGGGGGCGGCGGACGCGGGCCTTCTGGGCGGCGGCCAGGGTGCCGGAGAGGGACCGCACCGGCTATGGCCCTGGGTCGGTGTTCTGGGTGGGCGTGGGCTCGGCGGGGGCGTAGAGGCGGCGGCGCTTGATGCCGCGACGGGGTGCGACGCGCTCCTCGTAGCGGTTGCGGAAGTGGGCGGCCAGGGTGCGCCAGTCGCGGGTCGCCGGGGGGCCGCCGGTGTTCAGGGCGTTGGAGGCGTCGGCGGCCTGCTGGTCGCAGGCACGGGCGGCGGCGGCGTGAACGAGGGCGTCGTCGTAGTCCTCGGGCAGGGTCTTGGTGCCGTTGATGCTGTGGAGGCTCTGCCAGTAGATGATGCAGTCGGTGCCGTCGGGGATGCCGAGGCTGTCGATGCGCAGGACGTCGGCCCACTCGGAGAAGTCGACGAAGTTCTTGGGGTCGCTGCCGGTGGGCCACTCGACGGCGACGATGCGGACGCGCTCGGTGAGGGTCGCCAGGGACACGTCGCGGCTGCCGCTGGTGGTGGCGATAGTGGTGGTGCGCTCGCGGGGGATGCGGTGCGAGAGGTCGCGGAGGGCGTCCTGGATGTGCTGGTCGAGCTCGCCGGTGGTCCAGACGGCGGCGGCGGCGTCGTCAAGGACGGTCTGGAGGCGGCCCCTGATGGTGGCGAGCGCGGTCGGCACCTAGCGGCGCTCCTTTAGGCGGCGGGCTTTGGCCTGGGCGGGCTGGTGGGTTTCCTGGCGCGTGGGGCGCGTTTCCCGCGTGGGGGCGGGGGTGGGGGTGTGGGGGCCGCGATGACGAGTTTGCGGCCGCAGTTGCTGCAGCTCTGGTCGTCCTGTTCCAGGCGGACCTTTGTCTGGCAGCGGGGGCACCAGATGCCCGCCATGGTTAGTTGGTCCAGTCGCCGGAGGAGATGCCGTCAATCCGGCCGATCGCCTGGCTGGCCTTGACGCAGAGGGCGGTGTAGGCCTTCAGGCGGGTGCGGCGGGCGTCCTGGGTCTCCAGGGCGCCGACCTCTTCGACCTGGATGATGCGCTCAAGGTCGTCCTGGGCGTTGGGGTCGTCGGCGGAGATGCCGAACAGGCCGTCTTCGGCGAGGCGGCAGGCGAAGATGCTGGAGGCGGTGCCGCCGGTCTTGGCGGCGAAGGCGGAGCTGGCGATGGTCTCGGTGTCGGTTATGAAGTCGCAGGGGAGGATGGGGACTTCGTTGAACGTCTGGACCTGGCGGTCGATGCCGGCGACGTTCGTTAGGGCCAGGTCCCAGCCCTGGGAGACGGCGAGCTTCTGGATGCCGCGCCGGGTGCGGCGGCTCATGATCAGGACGGTGGGCCGGGGCCGGATGAGGTCGATCAGTTCGCGAAGCAGGGTGAAGGTTCCTACGCCTGGCGTGGCGACGGAGCCTGCGTGGAGCTGCTGGGCGGTTACGTCGTCGGCGATGATCTCGTGGAGGCCGTCGAACTGCGCGGCGGCGGCGTCGATGCTGCCGTAGATGGCGGCGTCGCCCCAGGTGTCGGCGAAGTTGCGGGCCTTGATTGCCAGCAGCTCGGCGCGGAGGTCCTGGTCTTTCGACCTGGTGACGCGGAGGAAGTTGTCGATGTCGGCGTCGCCGATGAGGATTTTAAGGGCTGTGGTGATGAGGCTGGTGGTGGGGACGCCTTCGGTGACTGTGCCGCCGGTGGCGATGAAGGTGGGGGCGCTGGCGGCGAGCTCGCGCTGGTACTGGAGGGCGTTGCCGCGAATGGGGGTGAACGGCAGGAGGCCGAGGAGCGGGTTCTGGTCCATTGTGATCTCGGCGACGCCGACGAGGACCTGATTGGTGCTGTACTTGTCGGCTTCGGCGAGTGTCAGGGCCATTGGTTAGCTCCTCTGGGCGAGCCCGAACTTGATGCGGTCGATGCCCTTCAGCCCCTCGGGTGCGGGGGGCGTTCGCTGTGCGCCGGCGCCTGTGGGGGTCGCGGCTGCAGCGGCGGCGACGGCGGCGGCGGCGGCGGCGGGCGTGGCGGCGCCGTTGGCAACGGTTTGCTCGCGGACGTGGTCGGCAACGGCCCTGGCGGTGGCGACGCTGGCCTGGATGGCCGCGAGGTCGTCGCCGGCGAAGGCCGCGTCCGGGAGGTCGGGGTTGGCGGCGCGGATGGCGGCGGTCTCCAGCTCCAGGTTGCGGGCCTGGGCTTGGGTGAGCTGTTCGGTGAGGGCTTGGGTGTCGGCCTGCGGCTGGGCGGCGGTGGCTTGTTCTGCGGCCGCCTGCTCTTCGGGGGTGGGGTTGCCGTTAGCGTCTGGCATTTCGTGAGGAGCTTACCCGCGTTTAGGCGCTGATGTCAAGGCCTCGATAGCGCGGGTCTCCTCCTGCCAGGTCGCCAGCTCTTTGTCTGGGTCGGGGGTCTGCAAGCGCCCCATGCTGCTGCGGCGGCTAGACAGGCCGTTGGTGACGAGCGCGGTCTCGTCTTCGATGTCCCGCGTCCTGTCTGCGGGGCCGGGCGGGTCCCAGGACGCCGTGAGGCCGGCGATGGAGTCGGTATAGGCGGTGCCGGTGAAGAGGTCGGAGAGGCGCAGGGCGAGAGCGGCGCGCTGGGTGTAGGCGTCGCCGCGAATGGTGCGCTTCCGGTCGACCTTCTGGAGGAGGGGCTGCAGCTCGACCTGCAGGGCGACGCCGGAGAGCTCGCGGTCCACGTTGCCGAAAGCGGTCCGGGGGGTCTCGCTGATGTCGTGGAGGGCGCGCAGGAGGTGGTCGGTGTAGTCCAGGTGGAGCTTGACGCCGCCGCCCTGCAGGAGGTCCAGCAGGTAGGCCTTGGCCTCCCTGGGCAGCTCCCAGACGGCGCCGGGGACGGCGGCGATGTCGGTGGCCTCGTCCACGTTCTCCAGGACGGCGATCGGGAAGCCGGAGAGCTCCAGGATGTTGCTGACGCGGGTCATCTGGCGGTTGAGCTCCTGTGCGATCTCCTGGAGGGGGAGAACGTCGGATTCGCCCCACCACCGTTTGGGGACCTGGTTGTTGGGGTAGATGACGAGGGGGATGAGGGCGTAGGGGTTGACCTGGGTGAGGGTGGGCGTGGGGCCGCCGTCGATCCAGATGTCCAGGGTGGCGTCGGTCCAGTCCTCGATGATTTCGGCGGTCTTGTCGCGTGGGGCGATGCCCCACAGGGCGATGACGTCCTCGCGGGGGAGGGTGTAGCGATGGGCGACGCGGGTAAACCGCGTGGGGTCGGTCGGGTGCGGCCAGGGGAAGAGGCCGCGCACGTCGGGGGCGGTGATGGCGACGCGCTCCTCTGCGGTGTCCCAGGTGACCTTGTAGGCGGCGTCGCCGAGGACGGCGGCGTCGATCTCGGTCACCAGGTCCAGGCGGGCCAGGCCGTTGTTGTGGGCCAGCTCCGCCAGGTAGTGCTCGACCGCGGCGGCGGCGGCGATGTCCTCGTCGCTGTCGGAGCGGGGGCTGGCGTTGACGGCGGCGCCCTTCATGGTGAACGTGGCGGTCTTGTTGACGATGGCCTTGGCGTAGTTCAGCGTGAGGCGGCGGACGCTGCGGGTGCGCGCCTCTGGCGCCGGCCACTGCTTGCCCTCGTAGAAGGCCAGGGCGCTGGTGTACTGCTGGAGGCGGTCGCGGTCCCGGTTCTTGAGGAGGTGGGGGAGTGGCGTCTGGTCGGTCATGGCGCTGTGGGGATTCTACCACGGGCGCGGCGGGGCTGCGCCTGGGTCGCGGCCTCGACCGCGAGGGCGGCGGCGGCGACGTAGTCGTCGTGCCCTTGGCTGGGGTCGACGTGCCAGCGGACCGTGCGGTTTGGCCGGTACTCGGCGCGGCAGAGCCGAAGTTGGCGCTGGGCCTCGTTGTGCTCCGCGCCGCCGTCGGCCTTCCAGAGCTTGAGGGCGCCGGTGTTCGCTGCGGCCTGGAGCTGGTAGCCCAGGTGGGACTTGCTCTGCTCGGTGAACTTGTAGGCGGTGACGCGGTGCTCGCCGAGGGAGCGGGCCAGGAGGATCGCCATGCCCTCGCCGGCGCCGGTGGCGTCCACGGCGACGTGGGCGATGTTCCAGACGTCGCGTAGCAGGCGGTGGAGGTGCGCGTAGAGGGCGTCGTGGCCGGTGCCCTGCCAGGCGTAGATGGCGACGGTCTCGGACAGTGGGAGGGAGTGCTTGGGGCCGGGTGTGACGCGGCTGATCCACAGGACGTTGTGGTCGCGGTCGCGGGGGCTGAGCGGGTCGGTTTCCTCGCCGGCGACGTCCAGGCCGGCGGCGTGGGTCTCGCCCTTCTTGGCGAAGTGGCGGCGGTCGTGGCTGCCCTGGAGGTTGGTGAGCTGGGCGGGCGACAGCAGGCGGCCCGTGCCCGGCAGTGGCGTGAGGTCGTACTGGCTGGTGAACAGGGGGTGCGTGGGGCCGAGCCGGATGCGCTCAGCCTCCACGTAGCGGGCGTAGGCGGGGACGTGCTTCGCCACCTCCTGCCAGGGGTATTCGAAGTGCCGCTGGAGGCCGTCCTTGCGCTCTCGCGCCTTGTTCTCGGCGACGGTGGCCAGCAGCAGGTCGTCCTCGCTCCAGGGTGTGCCGTAGAGGACGGTCGTGGCGGCGGTGCTGGCCGCCATCGGCCGGAAGTCCTTTGTGAAGCGGTCGGGGTCGATATCCTGGGCCTCGTCGGCCTCCAGCAGCAGGCCGGCGGTGGCGCCCAGGACGGAGGCGCCGGGGGCGGCGCTGAGGAAGTTCCAGGCGGCGGCGCCCAGGGTGAGGAGGTGGCCCTCCTCCAGGGCGTAGGCGTTGCGGAAGCCGGCGGCGTCCAGGTGGGCCCGCAGGCGGCGGATGCTGTTGCGGAGCTGCGGCGTCAGGGTGGGTGCGGTCTTGACGCCGATCGCGTGGGGGTTGGCCATGTTGGCGACGAGGAGGACCTTCTCGATCCAGGCGCTGAGCTCGTTCTTGCCGGCCTGCCGGCTCATCAGGACGGTGAATGTGTGCCCGCCGCCGAGGCGGGCGTCGCGGATGATGGCCCGCGCCGGCTCGGCCTGGTAGGGGCGGAGCTGGATGGTCATTCGGGTTCCGGTAGGTGGGCCTGGACGGCCTCGATGACGATGGTGATAGGGACGCGGCCTGCGGACAGGTCGCGCAGGATGGCCAGGCCGGTGGCGTATGAGGGGATGGCGATCTGGATGCGCAGGGGGAGGGGCCCGCCGGTCTTGCTGTCGGTGGACTGGGTGCAGCGTTCCAGGCGGGCGCTGTAGTGGGGTTTCATTGTGCGAGCCCCGCGTACCAGATGGCGAAGGCCAGCAGGAGGATGAGCAGCAGCACGGCGTAGGGCCAGGCCCATCCTTCGGGGTCGTGGTCGTTCATCGCGTCACCGCCTCCTGGATGGCGCTGAGCTGGTGCAGGGCGTCGATGGTGCGGGCCTCGATGGCGGCCAGCTCGCGGTCGGCGGCCTGGAGCTTCTGACGCCGGTCGCGGATGCGGCGGAGCAGGCCGGCGCCGTTGGCCGTCCAGGTGTTGATCTCGTCGTCCAGGCCGATGTCCTGGGGGTCGGTCATGAGGTGCTCTCCTCTCTTTGCCGGTGGTCTGTCCACCGGCAGTAGGGGCAGCGGAGTCCGCCGCCCGCGGCTGGCTCTGCGAGTTCCTGGTGGACGAGGTATCGGATGAGGGCGCCGGGGTTGGCGATCCCCTCCGGGTGGTCGTGGATGTACTGGAGGACCTCGCAGATGACGCCGGCGGCTGGGGCGTGGTCGTGGACGAAGGGACCGGCGCCGAACAGGCCGGCGGCGGTGAGCTGCAGGACCAGCGGGGCCAGGTGGGCGTTTGATTGAACCGGCGGTGTTGTTGTTGTGACGGTAGGGAAGTGGACGAGGTTGCCGGTGGGCTCCTGGTGGCGCAGGTGCGGGGCCACCCAGGCGAGGCGGCGTTTGATTGTACCCAGGCCCTCCTTGACGTAGGGGAGGAGCTGCTGCCGGACGTCGGCGGGCAGGGCGGCGAGGGCGCGGGAGAGGCGGCGGGTCTCCGGGTCGCCGGAGTAGAGGCCGTGCAGGAGGCGGTTCTTGTTACCCCGTGGCGCGCCTGCGCCGGGGCGGCGCCCTCCCCGGGGGCTCACCGGTTTATCTGCTCCCTGTACTGGCCTGCGCGGCTTGGGCTTCTGCTTCGGCGGCTGGCCTGGGGGGGCGGGTTGATGCGGTCCAGGGTGCAGCAGCGGCCCGCCTTCCGGTTCTGCCAGGGGCAGTTGCAGCCTTCGTGTGGGTGCCGGCGGCGGTAGGCGGCGATGATCTGGGCCTCCTGGCCGGGGTACCACTTGAGGAGCTGCTGCAGGGCGGCGTCGTTGGAGATGGCCTCGGATTCGTTGAACGTGGGCTGAATCGAGTCGTTGGGCATGGGTACAATCAAACGCGCAGCACGTCCAGCACCACCAGCGCAGGGCGTGGGTGGGCCAGCGTTCCAGGTGCTCCCGGACGTGGATTGGGAGGAAGAAGGGGAGGAAGGGGGGCAGGTGTTGGGGGCGTGGGCAGTCGAGGCAGATCAGGCCGGGGCCGGTGTATCCGGCGGTCTGGGCGAGCTGGCGGAGTAGCTGGAGTTGGAGCCGGTCGGGGGCGTACAATTGGGGCCGATTCTACGCCGAGCGGGGGCAGCCGTCGATGCGAACATGTATAGTGCGAACCTGCCCGGCTGCCCTGTTCTCCCTGGGGTTGGTGCTGGCCGCGATTATAGCATGGGCCGGTGGCTCTGGCCTCTGCGGTGGTGCTCTGCAATGGCCGTCTCCTCTCGGTGCCCCTGCTGTTGGCCCGGCGC